TGTCGGGCTAACGTCGCCCCATTCTAGCGCTGGATCGACTTCATCCCAAGTAATTGTTTCGAAACTATAGCGCGGGTCGCTGACTGAAAGAGTCAAAACATGCTGCCCGTCCGCGTAGCGTTCGCCCCAACCTTCCACGATTCCCACGAATTGCCCCAGGGGTGCGGGCTGTGGCAGGTCGAGGATAGCAACGGTATGCCCTGACAATAACGTCATAATGAGGTCGCGGTCCTCGGTCGTAAGTTGATCCATGAGAATAGAGATCTGGCCCAAACTCCAAAGCGGGTTAGCCTGGGCGGTGATGATCCTGCCAGCCCTTATCGTGCCGTCCGCGTCATCGTCGATCTCTGTTTGGAGCCTGTAAGCCCTGCGCCCGTAGGCGGCGATTGAGGCTGAGTCTGTTTGGTTCACTTCCCAGTCTGTGCCGTGCCCGCCACCTGAGCCAGCATGCCCTAGCACCGTGACATCGTTTACGATGGTTTGGCGGGTCCTTGACCATGTTGGGGTGAATATGACGGCGTCTGAGGGTAGCGTGTGGGTGGCTCGATCCACTGGGAACGATGCCCATGTCTGGTCGTATTCGGACCATGCTTGCGTGTTGTTTGCCCATATGCCGTCAAACGTGGTGATTCCTCTAGCCCCGTAGGACTCGAATACGATCCGCCCGTCGGGGTCGTCGTAGTAGGTGGCCCCTGACCATTCCGCGATACCCGCTAGGTAACTGAGGGCGTCGGTCGGTTCGGCGTGAGCACTAGTTAAGGCGTGGAAGGTTATGTCTGTTGTAGCGCCGTTAGCGTACGGGAGCCCCGTGGCTATTAGGATTTCCTCGACTCGCTGCCTCGCTGTTTGCTCATCCCAACCATCTACACCGACCTGCACCATGCCAAGGGTCGATAAATAACCCATGGCAATGATCGTTGTGAGCGCTACTGGTGGCTCCGAGGATAAGTGAGTGATAGTTACGTCGGATATTTCGCCAGTGAAACGCCGTTGCCCGTAGGCTTTGATTATCAGTTCATCGGTGATTTCAGCCGCGACACCTACAGGCCCTCGGATCGTTATTTGGGCGTTACTTGATTGCGGGGTGGAGGTGACATCGGGGCGCCCGTGCTGAATACCGACGTTATATTCGACGGTTGTGAGATCGAGTGTGTCTCCGCCTAGGGTGATCTCGGTTATCTGGGACATGTCAGGCCACTAGCGGTTTAGTCAGTTGGCCGAGTCTCTGGTCGCCTCTTGTAATAATTTGAGAGATCGCCTGGGCCACTGCCTGGTCAGTAATAACGGCCTGCTGTGCTTGTGCTGTTGCGATTGCCTCGGCTCGTGCAGCTGTCGCTTGAGCCTCTACGCTGCGTATAGCCTCGGCTACATCGTCGGCTAGTTGTGCTTTGAACTTGGCCCCAACGATTTTGCCAACTTGCTTGCCCAATTTCGTGAGGCTCTTTTGATCCTTTTGGATGCCCTCGGCTAGGCCTTGCACCGTTGAAATAGCCATTTGTTCGCCAGCCAGCAGGCCCTCTGGGATTAGCCCCTTGGCGAGTTCGTTTACTGTCTCATTAACCGATACCCATTTAGCCGACAACTCTGGGACTAGGCCTTCATCGAGAATCTGCTGACCTAAGGCTGCACCAATTTCAGGGCCTCGGCTAGCGATTTCTTGAATTAAGCCTGGATCCGCTTTCTCATTTTTCAACGCGTTAAGCACGTTGCCAAACACTTCGGCGTTATCTAACTGCTTATAAATTCCGTCTAATAAACTGACCCCAGTTTTTTCGCCCTGGGCATTGAATTGGGCTTCATATGCAGTGCCAAAGTTGATCCCAGAGAGGATATTGCCAGCCATTGCCGTGGTGTATTCGCTGATCGCGTCGCGGGCTGCATTAAGGTTATCGACCTCGGTAAGTAATTGCTGGCCGCGCTTAGCGAGCGCTGCCTCACTTTCTTTATATTTGTCGATTAACTTTTGTTCCTTTTTCGTAAGATTATCGACCGCAATAGCGGCGCCACCTGTCGCCCTTGACTGCTCCTGCACTTTTTCTGTGAGCGTGGGCAAAGTGAGGACACCGATACGTTGCAGTCGTAGGTATTCCTCGTAAGGGTTTTGGCCGCTGTTTTTATATGCTGGCCCTTCGCCTGTTTCATCGTTGAAGCCAGCCGCTGCCATGGTTGCGGCGTTGATCGAGTCGGCTAGGCCTTTCATCCTGTCAGCGGTTGCCCCTGCTGCCCTGGAGACGTTATAGACAGAGTCGGCGGCGTCGTTCATATTTTGGCCGAATACTTTAGCCGCTAGACCCATTGGCATAAGGTTCGCGATTAGTCTTGTGGTCGGGGGTCCAGAGTCTTGCAAGGTTTTAATAAAGTCCGCAACTTTTAGATAAGCCCCGACTGCTTTGGTTCCAAAGGTTGCAACACCTATGCCAGCGTCCCCAGTGCGTTCACCTATATCTTGTAGTGCTGGCTCTAATTCGGCTAATTTAGTTACTAGATCGTCTGTGCCTTGTGTGCCTTTTTTCATCGAATTAACTAGGCCTTGCCCGAAAGCCTCACCCAAGTTATCGACTGCTGTTTGTAGGACTTTCATACGTCCTGTGAGCGTGTCGGCTGAGGCTGCCGCTGCCCCTGCCGTGGTGTCGGATAGTTTCTGGAGTATTAGATCCATGTCGCCGCTTTTAATCGTTGCGGCATCTATGCCCAAATTAAGCCTAGATAGGCCAGCGATCTGACCTGAGAACGCTTTAGACAGGGCCTCGGTTACTTGCTCCAGGCTTTTGCCCGAGCTAGCCGAGACATCGAGGGCTAGGCTCAAAGCATCATTAGCCTTAGCCACATTGCCCGTAGCCACCACGAGTTTTTGGTAAGCGGGCCGCAACTCGGTATCTGCGACTCCGAGGCTGCGCTCGAGTTGGTAAATATAGGCCTCTATTTGATCCGTGTTGTGGGCTAGGCCGAGGTTCTCCAGAGTGTTTGTAAGTTTGACTAATGATTCCTCATTAGCCATAGCCGCCTGGACACCATCCACGGCCATTTTAGCGGCCAGTGCACCTAGTGCTATGCCTGCACCGATAGCGGCAGGGCCGAGCATACTGGTCATCGAATTAGCGAACCCTTTAAGTCCACCTTGTGCCTGGGCTACGCCTGAATTAAACTTTTTAAGGTCCGCCGCTAAGTAAACGGTTAAAGTTTTGCCGCCACTAATTGCCATTAGAATACGTTCCATTTCATAACTACGCGGTCCACTGCTCGGCCCCATTCATCGAGGGCTGGTTTCTGGTATGACCTGACTCTATTTATCCAGTCCGTTTTTTCGAATGGTGCAAAAGAGTTGCGGGCCTCTCCGCTATCTGATGGGTAACGCACCATGGTCGAGGACGCGCCCCCGCTTAATTCTTTTTTGGCTTTACCGATCATTACTTTCGGGAGCCTGTCTGATCCTGCTCTCACGCTGTCAGCGATTACTTGACCCCAGGGGCCTGCACCGAATAGCGCGGCGTTTTGCCACGCTGGGACCATGTAAGTTTGCGCGATAGTTTTGGATGCTGCTCGTAGTTCTCTGTTGGCATCTGGTCCAAGTTGTTTTAGATCTCTGAGCAATTCGTTTAGGCCACTTATCCCAGAGTCGAACATTTTAGCCATCGTCCAACACCTCCAAGATAGTAGCGATTTCTCGCGGTTTATATTTCTTTACTTCGTCTATCGGCCTACCTAAACGGATCGCTAGTCGGATGATTAGTCTGCTATATGATCCGTCTGGGTAGGGTCCACTGCGTCGCGCACAATATCCACTCGGACATCATTCGCCCTAGCCCACGCTTTCACCTCTTTCAGGTTTAGCGCGTCCTTGCCCTCGCAATAATAGTAAGCCATGCAAAGTCTCATGGCGTGTTCGTTAGCCCGCTTATCGCTGTTGAGATCGTCATAATGCATAAAGTCCGCCGAGACTGTCTGCACCGTCATAGGCTCATGGTTCTTGCGTTCGATTTTTAATTCTGGATACATGGTGGCTCCCCCTTACCCTTAAGTAAACGAAACTGTGCCGGTGAATGAAACGGAACAAGTTGCGACACCGTCAGCGGCGAATGAAGTGTTAGCCGATTCAATGTGCATTGCAGCTCCAGTCCAAGCGCCTGTTGCTGAGTCGATACCGACTGCGACGCTGGCCCCTGCCGCAATAGCAGTTTGGATTGCGTCATACATTCCTGAGTTCTCGTCGTACAGGAACTCCAGCGACACCGTCGAGTTAAGGTCTGTCTGATCGAAAGCGACATCGGCGAGGGTTTTAGTCCTGGTGATTGTTGGGGTGGTGTCGATTGTGCCTGAGGTAATTTGATCCTCGTATTGTGTGGCGCCGAGATCAACTGTGAACGCGGCCCCAGCAACTGAGACTACTGCCATTTTCTTACTCCTTCATTGAGGCCGAGACGTTTATCTCGGTGGTTAGGATAGTGCCTTGCGCCCCAATATCTTGCAACTGTGGCGCATTAACGCCTTGACATTGGAACGCTGAGGGGATTAGCCCGAGAATAGTGTCCACTGCGTTTTCGGTGTCGAGAGTCGCGGCGGCATTTTGCCTCGGTGATATAACTATTAAGATTTTCCAGCGGCACTCGTAGTTTAGATTCGAGCCGATACGATTCGGCCTGATCCATGGCGAGTCAGGGCTCACAACTATGGCGGGCGGTTTCGGCACTGCTGGCACTGTGTCATAGACC